CTAGAATATCCGCGAGGTGGCTGCAATGCGGCCCACCACCGTCAGAACCGCTCCCGCCGCGCCGACGGTCGTGATGATGGCGTCGCTGAGGGCGGCCTGATCGCCGGGTTCGACCGGAACGCCGAGAAGCGATCCGACCGAGGCAGCGATCGCGACGAGCCCGCCCCATATCGTCTTTGAGAGGTACCAGGGTTTGATATCGTCCATGTGCAGGGTCCTTTCTGCTGCTTGGGATCGTCAGAGTTGAATGGTCCGGCTGGCCGGCAGGCCGAGCGCGACGCGATCGCCGAACTGGCGGACGGTGAACCGGAAGAAATCGACCGGCGCGCCGGCGTCCGCAATCTGCTCGGAGAGCGGGTAGACGAGGCTGCCGGATGGGACCTCACCGCTGCGAACGGTTTCGCCATCGATCGCGATGTCGATCAGATAGCGCTCCTGCGCGGCGTCGAGCGGGATTTCGGATGGCATCCAGCTGTCGGCGTAAAAACGGCTCCGGCGAATCCAGGACAAAACGATGTCGCCATTGACCTGTCGGCGCGCCCGCAGGTGAACGGGCGACAGCGGCATCAAGGCCCTCAGGCCCATGGGTAGGCCATCCGCGATGCTCAGAATGTGGCCGCGGCTTTGCAGGCGCCAGTTCAAGGGCACGGCGACGGCTGACGCGGGCAGCGTGATCGTGGTGACGGCACGATCGATCAGAACCACCGTCGCACCTGCCTCGGCCCCCGCCGCCATCGCATCCTCCGTCCCCGCCTGACCGCGCAGAAGCCGGCTCAGCCGCCATTGACCGATTGCGACCTCCTCGGCCTTCGCAAACTGCACGACTTCCCAGCCGCCCGATCGCGAGCGTATCGCAAGACCATTGGCACCATTCATCACCGCCAGGTCGCTGGACGAAGCCGGCGCACCGAAATCGAACCGGCAATGGATCTCTGCCGAGTTGTCGAAACGGCCTGAAACGCCGGCGTTGATCGGTGCGGTCAGGGTGCCCATGCGCGAGGGGGCACTGACCTGTGCGACGTCTTCGTAGCCGTCCTCTCCCGCCGCTATGTGAAGGCTTGCCGGCCGCCACGGCCGGGCAAAGGCTGCGATGCGAGCCCAGGCGCGCTCATCGCCGCCTTCCATCACGGGAAGATCAAGCAATGCGACGGTCGGCTTCCATAGCGCGTCGATCGGCAGGCCGTCCTGGCGGCTTGGATCGGCCGGCGCTACGCGTGAGGGAACGCCATAGGCCAGCCCGCGGGCTTCGACACGGCGGTCGATGCCATCGGCGATCGCACCGACAAGCAGCCACTCGCCCGATTCCGCATCGAATGTCACGACGTCGCCGGGCTCGATCGCCAGCGCCGTCGGCGGAATTCCAAAGCTGACGCGATCACGACCCGACCAGTGGTCACGCAGCCAGAGATCGATTTCCCGACCAGCCGACCCGGTATCCATCGTTGCCGGCAACGCGATGCGATGCTGGCGCCGGCTCGCCGCCTCAAGTCGCCGCGACCGGGCCGTTGCCGGCTCGAAATCGGCAGCTGGATCGAAATGATCCAGCACAGCCTCATTCGCCAGTTCGGAGACCTGGCCGCGCGTCGTCTCGACCAGAGGCTCATCCCGCACATCGACCACGGCGGGAACAATGACGCGGGCGCGGACGTGACGACTGCGCGAGCGAAACACGATCTGGCCATCCACCTCCGTGGCATCGGCCTGCAAGAGGCCGAGAAGCGGCTCGAGCAGTGCGCGCGCCGCCATCGGTTCGGTCTGCACATATCCCATGATGTCGGCGCCGAGATCGTCGACCTGAAACAGCGCGAAGCCATGGTCCTGCAGAATTGCGGCGATCATGTCGGCTGCGCTCGCGCTACCGAGACGCCCGGTCAGCCAATGGCCCGTCGCCCAGTTGTCGCCGTCGCTCCAGACATGACGCTTTTCGGGAAAGGCCGGATAGGGCCGCGCGTCCCAGGTCCAAGCGAAAATGCACTGCGGATCGACCATTCCGGCAGGGGCCTGTCCTTTCGTCCAGTACTGCAGATGGGCCTCGAGGAAGCGGCGCTGGACCAGGTCAGAGCGTGTCCCATTGGAAAAGTGCGGATAGCCGCTTTCGGACGATTTGGGGTCGGGAAAGACGTTGGGCTGGTTGGCTCCCTTGTCGACGGCCGGGCAGCCAAGCTCGGTGAACCAGATCGGCTTTGCGCCCGGCACCCAGGCCGTCGGCGTATCATGCTCCACTCCGCCCGAGCGCTCATGGTGCGCATTCGACCACCAGCTCTCCATATCCTTGAACCGGAAGACCCACGGCTTGCCGGCTGCGCCGTCGGTGATCGGCGTGCGCTGACGAAGGCGCCGGTCGTCGTCCGAGGCGTAGTACCAATCGAAACCCTCACCGGCGGCGATCTGGTTGGCCATGGCAGTGCGATCGGTTGGCGTCGCAAAGCCGTCGGGGTTGCCATTGACGAGATCATCGTCGCGCCAGTCTGCAAGCGGCATGTAGTTGTCGATGCCGACGGCGGTGATCGCAGGATGCGCCCACAGCGGATCGAGATTGAAGAAGAGGTCGTCGCTCCCATCGTCCGGCCGGTAGCCGAAATACTCGCTCCAGTCGGCAGCGTAGGTTATGCCCGTCGTATCGCCTAGGACAGTTCGCAAATCGGCCGCCAGCCGTGCCATCTGATCGACGAATGGGAAGCCGCCCGCATCGTCGCGAACGCGCGTCAAGCCACGCATTTCCGAGGCGAGCACGAAGCCGTCCACGCCACCGGCCAATGTCGCCAGATGCGCGTAATGCAGGACAAAGCGGCGAAACCCCGTATCGCCGCCGTGATAGGCAATCGCCCCGTCGCCGACTGCGAAGTCCGCCGCCTCTGCCGCTCCGCAGAAGGCTTCCACCTGCGCCATCGCGTCGGCCGTCTGGTCGGCGCTTGCCGGCCGGCCGATCGCCGGATGGGAAGTGATGCGGCCACGCCAGGGGTAGACCGGCTGCTCCTGCGCGCCTTCGGGGTCGGGCTTGGCGTTGCCGGCCGGAATATCCATCATGATGAAAGGATAGAGGAAGACCTTGAGGCCCCGCGCCTTGAGATCGGCGATCGCTGCCAGCACCGCGGCATCGTTCGGCGTCCCGCCAAATGCGGGTGCATCATTGCGCCTCGACATCAGATGCGCGTCCTGCCGCGTCAGGCCGGAGACGGTCCACGGCACGCTTTCGTCCAGTCGCTCGCGCACTTCGACGCCCGGCCGCAGGCGGCATTGCCCCGCTCGCAGATCGTCCCCGAACCAGGCGCAGATCAATGCGACCGACTGAAGATTGGGGCACAAAGCCTGCAATTCGTCGATGGATGCCGTCCAGTCCGTTTCGGCGAGCGTGACGTGGCGGTTTAGGATTCGGCTCTCTCCGGCGGCCACCGTTTCACTGACCGGATGCGGCGCATAGCCGTGTTCGCTCGCACCGGGGATGATGGTGATCGCGCGCAATTCACGTTCCAGGAGGCCGACGGGGCGAGTCACTTCGAAATGCAGCACGGGAATGCGATTGCCGAAGCGATCGAGCGGCAGCCGTTCGAAAACGACGTAGGCCAGCCCGCGATAGGCCGGCGCATGTCCCTCCCCCTGCTTTGCCTCGATCAGCGGATCGGGACTTTGATCCTCGCTGCCGCGATGCAGCCGGAATTCGATCTCCGTCAGGTCTATCTCACGCCCGTCCGCCCAGACGCGTCGGATCGCCGCCACCGGTCCCTCGCAAAGGCCAATCGCGAAGTTCGCATAGTAGTTGTGTGTTTCGACCCTCGCGCCGCCACTGACCTTCCCGCCCTGACGCTCGCTCGTCACTTCCTCCTCGAAGCGGGTCGCCCAGATCAGGTTACCGGCGATGCGCGCCGTGCCGTAGAGCCGCAAGATACCGGCGCCTTCGTCGGATGTCGGAATGCGCCCGCCCTCAAGCCTCGGGCCGCGAACTGTTCCGCCACCGACCAGGGAGCGGTCGATCGCCGAACCGGCAAGTGCGCCGGCTGCGCGTCCGGCGACCGCACCGAGCGGTCCGAAGATACTTCCCAGCGCAGCACCGGCTGCCTGCAGCAAGATGGTCGCCATCAGTCGACTACTCCTGGAAATCGGAAAACAGCGGCGATGCGACGCCGCCAGGCGGGAATGAGGGGTGATTCGATCACGCAGGCCTGCTCGTATGCATGGATGAAGCGATCGGCTGCGCTGACGATGCCGACGTGCTTGGCCGGCAGATGGGCGCGCCAGCGAAATGCGATGATGTCGCCGGGTTGCATTTCAGCGGCGGGCAGCGGGGGGCCGCAATGGCGCCGCCCCGCCGCGATCAGACGTTCGGCAGAAGTCATTTCTGCCCAGTCCGGTTGGTACGGTCCGGGCTGCTCGGCTTCCTCGCCGTAGATGTGCCGCCATACACCACGCACGAGACCGAGGCAGTCGCAGCCGACATTCCGGGTCGACCCCTGGTGGCGGTAGGGCGTGCCGATCCAATCGCGTGCCGCCTCGACGATCGCGACGCGGCGCACCGCGCCTGTCTTCATGTCGTCACCAGCGGGCGACCGTCGTGTACGGTGTCGCCATCGGCGTAGCCATAGGCGAAATCCGAACCGGGCAGATGGGGAAACCCTTGGTAGTTCAGATGGTTGGAAAATTTCGTTCGACATGTCTCGAACCGCTTGTCGCAGCCGGCCGTCACCACGAAGGAATCGCCCGGTTGCGGCGGATTGACCGGCGGCGCCCAGAAAGTGAGCGTGTCGCCCTCGCCGTCCTTGCCATGATCGAGGATTTCCCCGCCAAGCCCGGCATTGGCGCCATCCTCCCAGCGCAGATAGCCTTGGCGAAAAAACCCGTCCTCGGCCGTTTCCAGGCCGGATACGCGGAGCTCCATCCCGTCCGCAGTTTCCACCGTTCCGGTCCGGCGAAACGCAGGGTCTTCCAGATCGATGCGACAGCGCCGATCTCCGAGGTCGGCGTCGCAACGGCGAGAGTAGATGCGACCGTTCACCTCATTCAGCCGATGGGCCAATCCCCTCAATTCAGCGCGAAACTCGCCGTCGGCATGCACCACTTCGCCGATCTCGAACACACGCATGCGCAAGCGCTGCTCCGTATCGGCCCAGTTCACGGTGAAAAGTTCCACCCGCGCACCGTCGAAACGCCCTTCGATCAGTTTCTTTCTCGATATCGCCTCGGCGCGGAAAGCCCCGGCAACCTCGCCGCCGTCAACCGACAAGCCCAATTCTGTCTGCACGTCGCTGGCGCTGAAGCCGCTGACTGCGGAAAAGACCGTGCCGTCGAACGCGAGGTCGCGATCATGATCGGTGAAGCCGAGGACGATGCCGTCGCGTCGGGTCAGGCGCCACGCGCTGCACAGCGTCGTTGCCTGCCCCTTCAGATGGTTGGCGAACGCCGTCGGCAATTGTCTCATGGCACGATCTCCACCAGTGGCAGTGTCGGGACCTGTCCCGCCCGGAACGCGGTCAGGTTGATGTCAAGATTGTCGATGTTGAACCGCACCGGCACGTCGAATTCGAAGCCGGCCGTCAGCGTGGCGCCGGGCGGCGGCACGGCGTGATCGGCGAAGGTAATCGTGCCGGCGGTCGTATCGGTCGCATATTCGAAGGCCGACAGAGGCACGCCGTCGCGAGCAACCATTATGGTCCCGGCGACGGGCTTGGCGATCCGCCGGACGCTGCTGCCGCCCGCATCGCCGTAGACCTTGGTGATGTCGAAGATCCGCGTTTCACCGTCGCCGGTACCGAGCGGCTGATCGCCGGAGCTTGGCACCAGACCGGGTGCGCAGCTCTTGTGGTCGAGTGGGTCGCGAAAACGAAAGCCATGAAGTTGTCCGCGACGCGCCTCGAAAAAGGAAATGATCTCATAGAGATCATCCAGGGTCTTGACGCTCGAACCCACCTCGTAGCGCCGCCGCGCATTCATCCACCGCGCATTGCGGCTTTCCCGCCCGTTCGATAGGCGCACGATATCGGTCCTTCGCGTCGGGCCGCCGCTGCTGGCGAGAGCCAGCCGCAGCGGCAGCCGCACTTCGTGAAAGTCGGCCATCGCCTCACCCTTTCGTCGCTGCTCAAGATTGTCCTGACGTCTTTCAAAGACTGCGGCCGCCGCGACCGACGGCGCGCGCCAGCATCGCGGTGATCTGACCTTCCGATCGGCGGAAGCTTTCCGCATCCTGCGTCGTGACGTTGAAGACGATCGGTGCGCCCCCTGCGCCATTGCCTGACGCGATCCCGAGTCGCCCGTCGCTGCCGCGCGACAGCGGCAGGATGGCCTCTGGGCCTGCCTCACCCATCAAGCCGAGATCGCCGCCCATCGGAAAATAGCTCGGCGCCGACACGACCCCGCCATCGGCAAAGGGCATGATACGTCCGGTGAGGTTGGCAATGGCGCCCGACACCAGGGTCTCGAGCGGCCGCGTTCCCGCATCGAGTGCGATGTCGCTCAAGCGACCTGCCAGGCCACGAAGCACGCCCTCCAGATCCCGTCCGTCGATCACCGCCGAGCGAAACGCCCTGCTGAGCGCGCCGGCAAACCGCCCGGACCGCGCCTCCAGATCATCCATGACGGTCTGAAAAGGTTCGGCATTCAGCCCGACGCGATAGGTCAGGTCTACGTCGTCGTTCATCGTTTTTCCTCGTCAGGGTAGCGCGCCATCAAGGCGGCGAGCGCGGACACGTCGGGCCGCGCATCATGCGACGCCGAACCGCCGGCCATCGCGGCGAGTTCGCGCGGGGTCAGGCGCCAGAACTGTTCGGGGGGAAGCCGCAGGCGAGCGAGGCCGAAATGCATCACATGTCGCCATGGGAAGGGCACCGCCGCTGGTCGCCCCACACGCACGCCTGCGGCCTCTACGGGTTTGCGGCCACCCGATCCTCGTCTTGTGCGAATGTCAGTGCCAGAAGGTCGGAGGCGAGTTCGGCGAACCCCCTCACCCCGCCGTCGATCGTCATTTGCGCCACGTCGTCGTCGGAAAGCACATGGCCGCCACCGCGCAGTCCCGCGCCGACGATCCTGATGATATCCGTGGCAGACAGGCGGCCGTTGGAAAAGCGTGCGACCAGATCGCTGAGGTTCTCTGCGCTGAAGGCATCCTCAAGTTCGCACAGCGCCCCGAGCGTCAGGCACAAAACGCGCTGCTCGCCGTCCAGCCGTGCGGCAATCTCGCCGCGCCGGCGGTTGGCGTTGAATTTTACGAGTCCCATCAGGCGCCTCCGAAGGAAAGCTGACCTGCTGATTCAAGCGCGATCTCGAAGGTGATCTCGCCATCGTGGCGTCCGGCATATTCGAGCGCGGTGATCTGGAAGGGCCCTGAGACCGTGCCGAAGGACGGAATGATGACCTGCCATCCCGCGATCGTTCCGGCAAAGAAGAGCTCGCGCGCAAGGCCATCGGCCGCGGCGTCCTTGAAGATGCCCGAACCGCTGAGCGAAGCGCGCTGAATGCCCGCTCCGGCTATGAGTTCGCGCCAGCGGCCGGCCGATTCGGAATCCGTCGCGTCTACCGTCTGGGCGTTGAAAGCGAGACGCTTGGCCCGCAGCCCCGCCACCGTCACATAGCCCGTGCCGTCATCGACCTTCAAAAGCAGGTCCTTGCCTTTCTGTGCCGCCATCGGCCTTCCCTTTCCATGATGATCGTGTCGGAGCCGGCGTGCCGGCCCGGTCTTCGCAATGTGAATCAGGACGTTTCGATAACCGCGCGGAAACGCAGCATTGCCCGGTGACGTCGGGCCTTCGCCTCGCGTTCGACCCGGATCGCGCGCAGACGCAGGTTGACCAGATACGCACCATCGAGTGCGAGATCCCGGTCATGCAGAACGGCGACAACGGCCGACGCGATTTCCTGCGTCTCACGCTTTCCGTCTACTTCGGAGTAGATGGCGATCGCGATGTCGTGTTCTTCGCCGCGTTCGGTCGACGTGCTCCAGTCCCGCGTTTCCATCTCGGCGAACGCTATGCGCGGCGACGGTCCATTTTCGATCAGCCTGTCGACGATGCGTCCGGTGCCGATCAGCGCCGTCAATGCCGGGTCGCCGTCCAGCGCTTTGAAAATTGCCTGCTGCAGGCTCGCTGCGCCAATCATGGCCGTGCACCTTCGCACGCCTGTTGCCGCGCCAGTCGATGAAGCAGCGCGTTCAGATCAAGAACGGTTATGGTGAGGCTCGGGGTCATGACAGTGTCTCCTCGCAGGCGCAGACGAGATAAAGACCGTCGGCGTTCGGATCGTATGCCGTGCGGATGACAAGGCGGCGCCCGGCGAGGATGAAGCGCATCCCGGCCTCGACCCCGCTGCGATGGCGAATTGTGATGCGATGGGCGAGCGCTTCTCGACGCTCGCCGGCGATCTCGGCGGAACGCGCGCCGTCGGAATCGACGCGGGCCCACACTGTGCCGATCGGCTCGAAGGTGCTTACGACGCCGCCCTGGCCATCCGGTGCCTCCACGGCCTTTTCGAGCGTCAGTCGGCTGCGCAGCGATCCCGCATCCAGAGCCGCCATCACAGCGATTTCCGGCAGTAGGGTGCGATCAGGCGCTCGTATCCCGGCGGCACGGTTGCCGGCTGGTGGTCGCGCCCGACTGCGCCACGCAGCGCGTACATCGCGGCAATGTGCAGGAGCATGGCGCGCTTTAGCACGTCGGGCACATCCGCCCCGCTTTCGCCGTAGCCGGCGGTAAACTCGATCTCTATGCCGTTGGTCAGTTGCGCCGGCGCGGGCATGGCAGCGACCACCAGTCGCGCGGGTCGCCGGGCGGTATCGAGCCGCACCGTCGCAAGGTCCATCTCCTGCGGCATACCTTCCCCGTCGTAGACGACCACCGCGTCGAGCGAGCGCACGGGATGTTTGCGGATCAGGATCGCCTGCGCCTTTGGCCAATCGTCAAGAAAGAGCCGAAAGCTCTGATGGAGCAGCGACAAACCCGCAGCAGCCTCCAGATACTCTCTCGCCGTGCGGATGAGAGCTTCGATCAGTTCGTCTTCGTCCTGGTGCTCTACCCGCAGATGTGCCTTCGCCTCGGCAAGCGTCAACGCTTCGCCGACGGCTGGATCCGTCACGACTATCGTCATCGTCAAATGTCCTTGAAACGTGAGAATGGGCGGCCCGGGAAGGGCCGCCGGAAAGATCGAGCCGGACCGCTCAGGTCGCGGCGAACTTCACCAGCTTGATGGCGTCGAAATCCTGAACGCCGCCGCCAACGCGCTTGGTCGTGTAGAACAGCACATACGGCTTGGCCGAATAGGGATCGCGCAGCACGCGTACGCCGGTGCGATCGACGACGAGATAGCCGCGCCGGAAGTCGCCGAAGGCAATCGGCGTCGCGTCGGCGCCGATGTCCGGCATGTCCTCGGCCTCGACGACAGGAAAGCCCATCAGTGCGGCACGCTGGCCGGCGGAGGCCGGCGGCTGCCAGACGTAGTTGCCGTCGGCATCCTTGATCTTGCGGATGGCGGCCTGGGTCTTCCGGTTCATCACGAAGCTCGCGTTCTGCCGGTAGCCGGCCTTCAACGCATAGACCGTCTCGACCAGCACGTCGCTCGGCTCGGCCGGATCGAAGTTGCCGTCCGTGCCGGTGGCGATATGGCCAAGGCTGCCCCAGGTCCAGTCGTTCTCCATCACGCTTGGGTAATCGAGGAAGCCACGCGGCTTGTTGACGCCGTCGCCGGCGACGAAGGCGGCCCCCTCCTGCTCGGCGAATGCGATCTCCACCTCCGCGGTGATCCAGGCGTCGATGTCGACGGCGCTGTCTTCCAGCAGCGAGGCCGTCGCCGCCGGCATGGCGTATAGCTCCATCGTGGGGAAACTGAGTTCGGCGAGCTGGCCGGTCGCGGTTTCGGGGCGTTGGTCCGTCTCGCCGACCCAACCGACGGCCATGCCGGACACGGCGAAGGGCTTCTTCAGCACCGCGCCCGTGACCTGCCGGACCGTCGCGATCGAGCGGATAGGCGACAGTTCGCCGAGCCTGCGGCCGATTTCGGTGTCGATCTCCTCCGGCACCAGGAATCCGCCATCGGGATCGGAGCCATAGGACATCGCCTTTGCCTCGATCTGGCGAAGCCCGGTCTCCTGACCCTTGCGGATATAGGCGCCGAATGCGTTTGTGTGCTCAAGGCGCTCGGGCGTGCCGGTGGCTCCACCGATGCGCGGCCTTGCCTTCGTCAGCAACAGGCCATCGATCGCGCGCTGCTGTGCATCGAGCGATTTGGAGATCCGCTCCACCTTCTCGCCCGTGACGACGTCGGCCGCCCCCTTTTCAGTCAGTTCGTCGATCCTGCGGTCATTGTCCTCGCGAAAGGCCTGAAAGGTGCGCATGAAGTCACCGAAGGCGGTTTCAATGTCGTCGGGTGCGCTCTTGATTTCCGGCGCCCGTTTGTTCTGCGCTATTGGCATCGTCACATCCTTTGTTCGATTTGCATCGCCCGGGCCGCTTTGCGGATTGCCGCCGCCAGCCCGGAGGGGTCATCGGCCCCGGCGGCATCCCGCACACCGGCCAGCCCGGCAAAGCCCTTGGCCATCACGGCCCGGGCCTGCCCGCGCGACAGTCCCGCATCCCGCGTCAACCATCGCTCGAATTCACGTTTCGTCGGCATGGCGCTGGCGCCCTTGAGGGCATTCACGCGCGCGCCGGGCAACATCGGAAACGTCACCACCGAAATTTCCCAGAGGTCGGCCTGGAGGATCCGCCGCACCCCGGAGCGTGCGTCGCTTCGCGCCTTCACCGCCTCAAAGCCGATCGACAGTCCGTCGATCGCGCCGGCGGCCATCAGCTCGCCGATCTCGCGGGCCCGCGCGACGCCGGTTGCCAGTTGACCCTCCACCCGCAGACCCCGCTCATCCTCTTCGATGGCGATCCACCGGCCGATTGGCTCGTTCGGGTCATGCTGAAACAGCATCCGCACCCCTTGCGCGCCGCGCGCCTTCAGCGATGCGGCAAACGCGCCGGGCGCGATCGTGTCGCGGGACAGGTCGACCGTCTCGAACAGGCTGGCATAGCCGGAGAACCGTCCCGTTCCGGTCACCCGTTCCAATGCCAGCTGCGCGTATTTCTTCTGTCTGCAGGCGAGCATCGCGTCTGCACTCATCGGACCCATCCTTTCGTTGTCACTTGATGAACCGGCTGGCCGGTCCTCCGGGCACTGACCCTAGCGGCGGGCCTCGCTCCAGCGCTCGGCCATGCGCGCCAGGACACCGAGCGCCCACCATGCGCAAAGACTGGCTGCCGCCGAGCCCATCAGCGTGATTTCCAGCGTGGTCAGGCGCTCGCCTATGGCCAGCCAGTCGGAGAGCGCGACGCCGGTCGCCCCACCGAAGATCACGCCGCTTGCCATGCCGATGAAAAACCGTCCCGCGGCTTCGCGGCGCCCCTTGGGCAGAAGATAGACCAGCGAGATCAAGGCGCCCGCCATTGCGCCGAGGCCCTTGGCCAGCCAGATGCCGAATTCCTGCGCGACGTCCGTCATCGCCGCCTCCCGTGCTTGATGGTGAGGTGATGAGCCATCCGATTGACGCACGGATTCCGTTTCAGGCGCCAACCGGTTGATATCCAACCGCTTCCCGCTTCTCGTCCTCGCTCAGGAACGTCGCTTCGTTCAGCCTGCGCCACTGGGCGTCGCGCTCCATGGCAAGGCCCGCGATGGCGTCCGTGTCGAAGTCAAGCCTCAGATCGGAACCGAATGCAGGGCCGAGCCATTGCGTGAATGCTGCACAGGTCCGCGACAACAGCGGCATGACGGTCAGGCGGTAGAAGGCGCGATTGGCTTCCTGATAGTTGGCGTAGGTGTTGTCGCCAGGAATGCCGAGCATCATCGGCGGCACGCCGAAGGCGAGCGCGATATCGCGCGCCGCTCCGTTCTTCGCCTCGACAAAGTCCATTTCGCGCGGCGTCAGGCCCATCGCCTTCCAGTCAAGGCCACCCTCCAGCAGGAGCGGCCGCCCGGCCCGTCTCGCCCCGGAATAGCCGTCCTCCAGTTCCTCCTTCAGCCGCTCATATTGCTCGTCGCTGAGATTGCCGCCCTCTTTCGGCTGATAGACCAGCGCACCGGAGGGGCGGGCCGAATTGTCGAGCAGTGCCTTGTTCCATTGTGCAGCCTGGTTGTGGAGGTCGAGCGCCATCGAGGCCGCCTCCAGCGGCGGAAACCCCATATGATCGTCGAGCGGATGGAAGAGCCTGAGATGCATCAACCCGCCCTCGCCCGCGTGGCCGGCCACGATGCGGCGCGTGCGTCCCCGGCTGGTGTGGTCATGGCCGAGGGGCCAACCCTCCTCCCCCTCCACCGGACGCACCGTATCCGGGCGCAGCGGGTGCAGTTCGCGCAGCGCTCCGTCGACCCAGACGGCTTCGGCGAATGCGTTACCGGACAGCAGCAGGTGCCCGTAGAGCGTTTCCAGGAACTCCGGCCCGCAGTGACGCGGACTGGGAGCTGCGAGCAACGTCAGGATCGGATGGGCGTCATGCTCGCGCCGGCCTTCATAAACGAGCCAGGGAACCGCAGCCGCAGCCTCGCAGATCAGGCGCACGCATCGGTGTGCGACAGGATTGCGCATGTAGCCCGCCCGCGCCAGCGTCGGATAGGTCTTCAGCGTCCAGTTGGCGCCGCCGGCCGCGTGCAGGGCCACGAATCCGCTCGTCGCCATCTTGGTTTCGGCAGGCGCTTGCGCGCTCGGCCGGCGCTTGCGCCAGGGCAGCCCTCTTGTCAATCGCATGGAGTGATCCTTCCTGATGAAGCCGAAGAGGCTCTCGTCAAATCCCGCGCACGCGCGGCTGGCCATCGGCGCCCAGCAACAGGGCCGTCACGGCCCAGACCAGCGCATCCAGCCGGTCCGGCGAGCGCGCCGACGACAACCCGTCCGGCCCGAAGTCGCACATCTGGTCCTCGAGCGCCGGAAAGCTTCCGGCGTGGGCGACCCGTCCCTGCTCGTAAAGCGCGGCCACCGGCTCGGCGCGCAGCCATTTGCCCCGCGTGGCACGAACCGTTGTGACAGGCAGTCCGGCCTCGACGGAACGCAGCGTCGCCGCGACCATGTCGCCGCCCTGGTTGATCTCCGCCACGACACGGTCGGCGTCGAAACGGCGATAGAGTCCGACCACCACTCGCGCCCAGCCCGCCGGGGACGCGCCGGCGATCGAACCGTCCTCCACGACGACGGCGCGGCCGTCGCGATCAAGCCCGGCGACGATGATGCCGCAGCACGAGTCCTTCGCCCCCGCGGAGGCGGGCGGATCGACGGCAACCACGATCCGCCTCAGCGGGCCCGTCTGCCGCACGCGCACCTTCTCGATCAGCGCGCGAGGCCAGAGGGCATCGTCCCGATCCTCGATCAGTTCGCCATCCAGTTCCTGGCGTCCCAGCCGGGTGCCGCCGTAGCGCGCGGCCATCGCCGCCATGAAGCCGGGCGCCAGATGGCGCACATTGTCGTTGGTCGCGATCCGCACCGTGACGGTCGCCGGATCGGCCATCAATTTCTTCAGGATCGGCAGCGGTCTCGGCGTCGTCGTCACCAGTTGCCGCGGCCGGGCGCCGAGGCGCAACGCGAATTGCAGCATGTCGAACGTCTCCTGCACGTGACGCCACTTGGCCAGTTCATCGCACCAGGCGATGTCGAATTGCGGCCCGCGCAGGCTTTCCGGATCTTCCGACGAGAAGATCTGCGCCACCGCGCCGCTGTCCCAGACAAGGCGCCGGCGTGATGTTTCGAAACGCGGCCGGTCGTCCCGAGCGATCCGGCAAATGCCTGAAACGCCGTCGATCATCACCTCGCGCGCATCGCCAAGCGTTTCGGCGACGAGGGCGATCCGCATCTGGGCGCCGGTCGCCATGCCGAGCGCCTTGCGCCGCATCCCGCTCGCCAGCGCCTGGATCCACTCCGATCCTGCCCGCGTCTTGCCGGACCCGCGCCCACCCATGAGCAGCCAGGTCCGCCAGTCGCCGGGCGGCGGCTGCTGCGCCTTGCGGCCGATGATCGACCAGGCGCTAGCCGCGTAGCGCTGCTCCTCCGGCGTCATCTGATCCATCACCCGTGACATCAAGTCTGGCGGCGACCAGTCCGGGCAATCGGGTCGCGACGATTTCCCGTGCTCGCTCCTCGGCGAGTTCATCGATGCGGGCGGCAACCCGTTCGGCCAGATTTTCTCGCTCATGCTCGTTCGCTGCGTCCGCCTTGATTTTCGCTGCCTCGTTACGTTCGGTGCTGAGGTCGCGACGCAACTGGTCGACCTTTTCCATGGTGCGCGCGAGCAAGGCGATCAGATCGACCGCGGTCTTGCCGTCTGCCTTGCCTGCCGGATCCGTCTTCCTCAGTTGATCGAAGCGATTGAACTCCTCAGCCAGAAGTTCGGCCATCCGACAGAGCGTCCGCTCGAACGCGCCCGGCGGCGCCGGCTCCAAATCATCCAT